GGATCTAGGCGGTACCGCAGCGGCCGGCTGCGGTGAGGCGGGCACCGCGTGAGGACCCGCCACCGGCCAACCCATTGCACAGCCCGATGCCGAGGCAGAGCGGGAACCTGCTGAGGCTACGGCAAGATCTTGCTGCACACCCACAGCGCAATCAGGCAGGTCGCCCAGTACTCAAGCATCAGGATCAGCACGTCGTGAAGCATCAGCGGCCGAGCAGATGGTCCAGATACAGCTCGGCCTGCCACAGATCGCTCGAATAGCGGCAGGTACCGCCTACACAGCTGCGGTAGTAGACCTCACCCTTCACGGGCATGATCGTCTCAATGCAGCCGCCATCACGTTCGGTGCGGCTGATCACCTCAGGGCCGAACATACAGATCACACCTGGCCGCATAACGACCGCCGCTTCTCTTTGATTCTGGCAACTCGTACCCGCACCGCTGATGCCGCATCTCCCAGTATTTGCAATCCCAACACATGCGCGGGCTATCAGGTGGCCGCAGGTTGGTGACCGCTGCGCGATAGATCGACTGCGCCCGCAGCAGCGCTTCCTGCAGCTGCACCGTGCCGGTATCAGCCTCGATCTGCAGCTCGGGCTTTGGGCCCAGCACGATGCGCGCGTGCCAGTTCCGATCGAAGCGGCTGCACACCAGCAGCAGGCGGCCGGCGTGCAGGCTGATCACTCCTTCTCCCCGTAGCTCGGCAGGTGGAAGAGACGCTCGAGCGTCATGCTGGCCGGCTCGGGCTCACCGCAGGTGACGTGTGCCGCCACCGGATCGGCCGGGTTGGCCGCCACAAACACGGTCGGCCAGTGCAGCTCTTTCACTGCCACCAGACTGGTGCGGGGACTGCGCACCAGCACCCACAACGCAGCGCGCTCGAGCAGGTTGAGGCCGGGCAGGTGCATCATGCCTCCAGTGTGCCGATCAATCGATCGAGATACCACCGGCACTTGCGGGCATCCTGCAGGGCATTGCCCTTGCACCAGATGCGCAGCAGATACTTCAGCGCCTGGCCGTGTAGGTAGGCGGGTACCATGTGCGGCGCGTCCGCGATGGCGGCCTCAATCACGTCGATGGCCTCAACCGGGCCACGCTTGTAGTGGTCCGGGTTGATCTGGTCAGTCATCGAGCCATCCCCATGCGATGCGTTTGCAGATGCGCCATGCGTGTTTCTCGTCTACATCAAATTCAGCCGCCAGCTGGCGGTAGCTCCACCCCTCGCGCTGAAGCTGGCGCAGCTTCCGCACCAGCTCCGGCGTCAGGATCGCGGCGATGTTCTCCTCGCCAGCCTTGAACGGCCGGCTCATCTCCACTTGTCTCCCAGCAGCTGCTGGCGGCAGACCTCGATCGCCTGCTGCGCCTGCTTCTGCGTCATCACCGACTCGGTGGCATCCATGGCGCGCACCACACGGGCAAGCAGCTCGGGGTAGGACGTGTCGCGGAAGTTGGCGGCGATGTCGCCGCAGAACTCCTGCCACAGGCCGGTGTAGGTGCCGCAGGTGCGGCCGCTGCGTTCATAGAGCGCGTCCATCATGTCGGCGCGTTGCTGATCGAGCTGATGGGCGTTCATGGTTCAAGGTATTGGCGGATGTGGAGCAGCTCAGCGCAAAGCTGCTGGCGATTGCGGAGCCCAACGGTGCCGCAGAGCTGATCGATGCGGATGTCGATCAGTTGGCGGATGCGTTGACGCTCCTCAGTCTGACCAGCGGTGAAGGCGCTGGTGTCGCTGAGCAGCTGCTCGATGCGGTGGCGGATGTCGCTCAAATTTCCGCCTCTCGCTCTAGCAGCTCTGCAATCACGAATTTCGCCTCAAATCCCATGTCTTCGTAAGTACATTCCCCAAGGTTGAACAAAGCCTGATCAACTGTCCAGCCAGCACTGTTGGCTTCACGCATCCACGCCGCCACCTCGCGGATCGCGGCGCGGGCTTGCATGTGGCCGCACTCTGGCTCGCCAAAGATGCAGCTATGCACGCGCTCCACTAGCGAACTTCTAATTTGGCGTGGAGTTGGCGTGGAGTTGACCTCCAGCGCCTCGACCCTGGCGCGGAGTTCGAGGAGGCAGGCGGCTTCATCGCTGACAACCCATTGAATGGATTGACTAGCTATCTCGACGGCACTTTCAATGTTCTGCCATCGCTCGGGCGTTGCTCTGTAATCAGTCATGGGTGAGAAATCAGAACGGTGGCGATGCCATCCAGCGGCACACCAAGGCGATGCGCAGCACCGGCGCTCAAGTCCAGGCTGGAGCAGTCACAGCGGTCAGTGACGCGCACGGTGAGCACGCGGCCGCGGTGGCTGACACGCACCGGCGTGCCGCAGGGCAGCCATGGGTGCGCCGCGCTGATGCCCCAGTGTTCGTAGGTGCCGCCGCAGGCGGTCTGCCGGCCGTGGTAGTAGCCGTGATAAACCGTGGCAGTCACCGAGCGCGCGTGAACTGGCATGGCCGCCAGCAGCAGCGCTGCAGTCAGCAGGTGGCGCACCATCATGCCACCTCCACGGTTGCACCCGGCCAGCGGTTCTGTGCATACCGGACTGCGTGGCTCTTGCTCTCAGCACGTGTGATCCATGTCATCGGACGTGCGCCTTGCGGATAGACGATCAGCCGAAACTGACGTGTGCGTGCCTTGGCTGCTGGCCGGCTGATGCCTTCGCCATAACAGCCGCCATCGTGTTCATCATTGCGCCATTGAAAAAGGGCGCCTTTTACATCAGCCATAGGTGATCGACTCGGTGACGGTATCGGTGTTGATCCATTCGAGATCAGGCCATTGATGGCCGTATTCCTCGAACACCTTTGCCTTGGCATCCGTGATACTGACAGCCATCACGCAGTCGATCACGTTCGCGCTCTGAATGCGGAAGTAGTAGCGGCGGTCAGTCATCGAGTTGCCCTAAGGCGCGGCGGACAATGTTGGCGACATCTGCTGCTATACGATAATCAGCAACAGCGGTATCAATAGCTAACAGCGCCTGTTCTTTCAAGCTCGGCGCCTTGGGGCGGCGGGCGGCGTGGAGTCTGCTGATGGCTGCTCCGTAACCATTGAGCATCAGCCACTCACAGCACGCATCTAGCTCCTGGTCGGCGCCCCATTGGGCAGCTTGGCGGGATAGGGCGTACTTGGTGGAGTGATCTTGCATCCACTGCTCTATTAGGTGCGGCGGTGGGGTGATGGGATGGTCAGTTGTCATCGGCCTTGATGGTGAAGTGAACAGTCGTAAAGGTCGCCTCAAAGACTGCGATGGCCTGCATAGCGGCTTCCAACTCTTTTCTTGTTCCGTGGTCGTCGCCATGGATAAAGAAAGCATCAGCGGCCGCCACATGCCGAGCGACTTTGGCGTAGACGAAGGCGTAGTTCGGATTGAGTAGAGGGACGGATTCAATGGTGCTCACGCCACCTCCACCGTGGAGTTCAGTCATGCCGTACCACCTGCTGCGTGCCGGAGTGGGTGGGCTGGTGGTGGGCACCGGATTCGATGCCGATCATGGCGAACACGCTCGCGGCGATCAGGCAGCAGATGGCGTTGTTGATGTGGTTGATCATGATGCGAGCGCCACGCGGACGCGGTAACGGGTGATATTGAGGCGATCGGCGATCTGACGCTGGCTCAGACCGGTGCGGTGCAGGACGCGGACGCGGCGATCGTCGCTGGCAGTGAGCCAGTCGATCACTGCGACCACAAGCAACAGCGGTAGGAACAGCTTCCAGATCACCAGGAGAGTGGCGGTGAGCATGGCTGGAGTGGATAGGTGTGCCCCTGCAATCGCAGCTCGCTGAGGCGGTAGTGGCTGGCTGTTCTCTTGTCCACAGCGGAGGATCCGGGGCGCGCTATCCGGCTTGTGGCCTAAATCCTTGTGCCCCCGAAGGGGCGGTGCCCTTAGAACCACTCCTCAAGCACGGCCTGAGCGTTGCCCAGATCGTGCTCGATCGAGTCAGCCAGCGCGACGGCCTCTTGGGTCACCGCGAGCAGCTGCTCGGTGGAGCGGCTCCACGCCTCGAAGGCCGCGTCCACCTCAGCGATTAACGCTGCGGTTTCGGCCTCGCGGGCGAGGGCGTTGCGGGTGATGTCGTCCATGGGATCTCCGGTTGGTGGGTGAGCCCCCGGCGGGACTCATGGGTGCCGGGTGAAGGCCACCACCGGAGCGGGACGACTCCCGCGAGTATTCGGTTTTCAAGGATCAATGGTGTGCCGGGCCAACCGGCGGTGCAGCCTTACTTAGGGCGTGTTGGGCTCGTGGTGACGCGTCGTGTACCCGGTTCCGCGGAGGTTCGGTTTACCGAGGGATCCTCTCCCCTCGTGATACCACTGTACACCATGTGCAGCCGTGGTCAACCCTGTGCAACATCTCTTAACAATGCCTCCGCATCGCTGACTGAGCGCGCCACGCCGGCAATGCCACCAGCCGCCTGGACCGCATCTAGCCACTGCTGTTGCTCAGGGCGCAGCCTGCCGGTTGCGGTCTTGACCTCTATGGATAGAAACACCGCCACTTGGGTGCCGACCATCTCGGGCGTAATGGTGACGCGCTTCCAGCCGATCAAGTCAGCGCTGCCCTTGCACAGACCGAACTGAACCGGGCGACCATTAGCGTCCTTGAGCGTGCCGGTGTTGTTGCGGAACAGGCGCGTATCACCGTTGCTGCAG